TTATTTGCCCAGATAGTGCTCAGGGAAATTTATGTAGAATTAGAAATTGGATTTTAGATAATTTATTTGATGATGCAGATTGCATAATTATTTTAGATGATGATTGCAAAGGAATAGGAAGATGGCAAGATCAAGTTAAAAAAGTTTTTAGTCCAGATGAATTATTTAATTTTTGTGAAAAGTCAGCTTATTTATGCAAAGAATATGGATTTAAATTTTGGGGTTTGAATTGTATTATGGACAAAGGAGCATATAGAGAATATACTCCATTTGGAACATTACAATATATTGGAGGCCCCTTTCAAGCACATCTCAAAGAAAGTGAAATTAGATATGATGAAGATCTTCCATTAAAAGAAGATTATGATATAACTTTACAACATATTAAAAAATATGGTGGAGCATTAAGATTTAATTTTGCTCACTATGATGTAAAACAAGCAGAACAAGAAGGTGGATGCTCTACATATAGAAATTTACAATATGAAAGAGATCAGTTTTTTTCTTTACAAAAAAAGTGGGGAAAAGATATTGTCAAAAGGGATCAATCAAGCAAGAAAAGTTTTGATTTTAATCCTGTTTTAAAAATTAAAATAAAAGGAATATAGTGGACAAAAGTAGACACATAAAAAAAGAATCAGTTTTAAAAGCATTAGAGCAAAGTTTAGGTGTGGTCAATATGGCTTGTAAAAAAGCTAATATACCTAGAAGCACATTTTATAAGTGGATGAAAGAAGATGAAGATTTTGCAAAGCAAGTGGAGGACATAGATAATATTGCACTTGATTTTGTGGAAAGTCAATTACATAGACAGATAGCAGATAATTCAACAACAGCGACAATTTTCTATTTAAAGACCAAAGGCAAAAAAAGAGGTTATATAGAAAGACAGGAAATTACAGGAGCTGATGGAATGCCTACTAACTTTCAAATTGAGATAATTGATAAAACAGAAGATACAGACTAATATAGTTTATAAGCACCTAGAGAAAAGTGAATCAAAAATTATAGTTGAGCAGGGAGGAACTAGGTCAGGCAAAACTTATAATATTCTTTTATATATCATTTTTAAATATTGCACTGATAATTCTGGAAAGATTGTCACTATATGCAGAAAAACATTTCCAAGTTTAAGAGCAACAGTTCTAAGGGATTTTCTTCACATCCTTAGAAGTCATCAAATATATAGAGAGGAATATCATAATAAATCTAATTCAGAATATAATCTATTTGGGAATTTAGTTGAATTTACTAGCTTAGATCAAAGCCAGAAAATCAGAGGGCGAAAAAGGGATTTGCTTTTTATTAACGAAGCGAATGAATTATATTGGGAGGATTGGCAACAGCTTATATTTAGAACACAGGAAAAAATAATAATTGACTTTAATCCCTCTGATGAATACCATTGGATTTATGATAAGGTTATACCTAGACAAGATTGCGAGTTTTATAAAACTACATATTTAGATAATCCATTTTTAGAAGATTCAATTAAGTCAGAGATAGAAAGGTTAAAAGATACAGATGAACAATATTGGCAAATATATGGATTAGGAGAAAGGTCAAGTTCTAGAAGAACTATCTTTAGATATGTTGAGATTAATAAAGTTCCTGATGAAGCTAAATTAATAGCATATGGAATGGATTTTGGATATACCCATGACCCTACAACTTTGGTTTCTGTTTATACATTAGAACATAATCTTTATATTCATGAGCATCTATATAGAACACAAATGACTACAAATGATATTAATCAGTTTTTAAGATCTGAGAATTTAAGTTCACATCCAATTTATGCTGACTCAGCTGAGCCCAGATTAATTTCTGAATTGAGAAAAATGGGGCATAATATACATCCAAGTATAAAGGGCAGAGATTCAGTTAATGCAGGAATAGATTTATTAAAAAGATATAAGATTCATATTACAAGTAATTCAAATAATGCAATTCAAGAATTTAGGAATTATAAATGGAAAGAAGATAAATCAGGAAAGTTAATTAATGTTGCTGAGGATCTGCATAACCATATTATTGATCCATGTAGATATGCAACTTATTCCATATTATCTAGACCTAATTTTGGAAAATATAGTATCCATTAAAAAAAGTTATTAAATATTTTGTTTATAAATAAATAAGTATTATATTTGAATATCAATGAGGGGGAAAGTTTAGGAGATGTCAGGTGCAAGCCCTGTAAAAATTAGATGTCGCTCAATAATAACCAAGATTTCTCATTGATTTTTTAAAAATAAATATGAAACAATTTAGAACACAAGCTGATGATCTTAAAGATGAAATCAGAATATTAGAATTAGCTATGAAATATGCTAGTTCAAAAGAAGAATTTAACAAACTACAAAATAAATTATATAATGCAAAAAGTATACTCACAAACATCCAATAATATCTACACATTAGATAAGTATAAACAAAACCTATCAATCAGAGGAAATGAGGTCTGGTCTTATAACACTCATGTTGCTATGATTGCAGGAGATAAATTATTACAATTAGGATACTGGTCAATGACTACTCAAAAGCATATTAATTATGTTGCTGATCAGCTTGACTTAGATTTAATTAAATGATAATTTAGAATTATGGATAAAATAGAAAACTTACAGGATTTAAAATATTATAGTAATATGCTTTTATTGACAGGACAGATAAAAAAGTGGATTGATCTCAAACCAGATAATCCAGAATTAAAAAAATTATCTAAGGCATTAGTGGAGGTTACTTTATATGTTATTAGATTGCAAGAAGATAAGATTAATTATCAAACTGCTTTTTCTGATGAAAGATATAAAAAGAATAAAGCATTATTAGAACTAAAAGAATCAACAGAAAAAAATCAAGAATATGAATTATAGTTTTATTTACGAATATGATGAATATGTTTTTGAGGTTTATTATATATATGAAAAAGCCACATTTACAGGAGATTGGATGCAACCACCTGATCCTGATAAAATAGAATATTATGAAATTAGATTAGTTTCATATACAACAGAGGATGGAAAAGAATTGTTTTGCAAAGAAAATCCAGATGTTCAACATATATTATCTAATTCAATTATAGAATCAATAGAAGATGCAATGATGGAAGATGTTGAGAATAACGAATACCATCTATAATATTTACTAGATGAAAAGTATTTAGCCAAAATCTAGTGATATTGTGGTTTGGATAGGAGGTTTAAAGGTCTAAGGATCTTTGCCTCCTTTTTTTTTAGAAAAATTCTGCGTAAATTTCGTTATACTATTATACAATATGAAAGCGAGATTAAATATACCAAATCAATTATCAGAAATTACTCTGAGAAAATATCAGAAATTTGTGAAATTAAATGTTGAGGATGCTGATGAAAGATTTTTACAGATAAAAATGATTGAAATATTTTGTGAGGTCAGCCATGAAAATGTCTTAAAAATAAAATTTGCAGATGCAGATAGAGTGACTGCAATATTAAGCGAAATGTTTACTCAGAAACCAGATCTAGTTACTAAATTTTGGTTGAATGGTGTTGAATATGGTTTTATTCCTGAATTAGATGAATTAAGTTTTGGAGAATATATTGACCTAGACACCTATTTAGGCGATTGGGAAAATATTCATACAGCAATGAATGTATTATATAGACCAATTACTGAGAATAAAGGAAATAGATATAGCATAGAGGAATATGATGTCAATACAAAAGATAGATTATTAGACATGCCATTAGATGCTGTTATTTCCTCAGTTTTTTTTTTCTATCATTTAGGGAAAGACTTGTCAGTAGTTATGAATCGCTATTTGAAGGAGGAAATGAAGAAAATACCCTCTCAGCAAAAGCAGGATTTAATGCTAAATGGGGATGGTATCAAGCAATTTTCTCACTCGCTAAAGGAGATATTAGAAGATTTGAACATATCACTAAGCTAACTGCTCATGAATGTTTTATGATGTTAGAATTTATGAAAGAAAAAAATGAGCTAGAAGCTAATGAAATAAGAAAAAAATATAAAAAATGAGTAATCAGGGAATAAGAGGTTTTTATCAATTAACAGAAACTATCAAAAACGCTTTGCTAGATAATGTTGATGTCAATACTGTGACTACAGGAAATTTAAGCAATGTCAATCTACAAAAACAAGACATATTTCCTATTAGTCATATAATCGTAAACAGCGTAACAGATTCAGAAAATACTTTGACATTTAGTATTTCCATTTTAGCAATGGATGTAGTGAGTAGAAGGAAAGAGGAAACAACAGATATTTTTATTGGTAACAATGAGGAGCAAGACATATTAAATACTCAGTTAGCTGTTTTAAATAAATTGATTATGACACTAAGAAAAGGGAATTTGCATCAGGATAAATACCAATTAGTTGGAGATCCTACTTGCACACCTTTTTATGATAGATTTGAAAATGAGTTAGCAGGATGGACTGCTGATTTAGATATTATAATATATAACGATATAACAATTTGCTAATGGAATATAAAGAGGTCAAAGAAGCATTAGAAAAGTTTGGAGAAGCAGTTGTTAATTCAGCAAAAATAAATCTGCAAAAAAATGACATGGCAAAAGGCAGTTTATATAAATCTCTAAAAAGTGATTTAACAATAGAACAAAATGCTTTTTTATTAGATTTCTTAATGGAGGATTATGGGATGTTTCAAGATGCAGGAGTTTGGGGTGCTAAACCTAGTTTGGCAACAACTAAAAGACATAAAGGAAAACAGAAAGGAAG